CATTCGTAAACACTTGGCTCGGTCAGACATGGGAAGATGATGCTGGCGAAGAAATTCCAGAAGATTCACTTCTTAAACGTCTTGAAGACTACGGATCTGCATCTGTTCCCGATAATGTTCTTTTCCTTACAGCTGCAGTTGATACACAGGACGATCGCCTTGAGTGCGGTGTTATCGGTTATGGTCCGGATAAAGAAACTTATTGGATCGATTACAGGGTTTTCCACGGCGATCCCGAAAAGACAGCCGTGTGGAATGAACTCTCTCAGTATCTTGATTCTTCATTCGAGTCTGCGGCAGGAGATGTGCATCATATTGCCTGCACTTGCATCGACTCCGGTGGACATTATACCAACGAAGTTTATTTTTTTACAAAGCGGAATCAGTCTCGAAGAATTTTTGCAATTAAGGGAGCGAATACCCCGGGCAAACCTTTAATTTCACGCCCTTCAATGAAAAACAAGGGCAAGGTTAAACTTTTCACCGTTGGAACTGATACAGCCAAAGAAATCATTCATGCGCGTCTTAAAAATGAAAATCCGGGACCATCTTATGTTCACATTCCGAAAAAACCATGCTTTGATGCCGAATTCGTGAAGCAGTTGACATCTGAAAAATGCGTTTTGCGGTATAGAAAAGGCGTTCAATATCGCGAATGGGTGAAAAAATCATCCGGAATCCGCAACGAAGCACTTGATATTTTCGTATATAATCTCGCAGCTTATGAGATATTAAATCCGAATATCGGTGCATTACTTGAAAATCAGCAGAAAACACGGGAGAAACTGAAGAATCTCCCTGCTCAAAACTCGAATGAAATGCTGATTCCAGATAAAAAGCCGCGTTCGAGAAAGCGCGGCAGTGGATGGGGAAAGAACTGGTGAAAATTATTCATAAAATTAATTGACAAAATCAATTAATCAGAATAGATGTACATTGACATGACGAAATTCTGCTGATGCAGACCGCTACTCAAGCGAGGAAACTTGCAGCGGTATCACCCCGAAGAGTCAAGGGCTGATGTAGAGATGAGAAGAGATTCTTGTTTCTGCATCAGCCCTTTTTATTTTTTGCGGGGAAAATTGAAGGACATTCAGGCAGGAGACACTTTCAGATTTTCAACACCGAACAGCAAATATCTTGTTGCTGATGGTTGGGTATTCCGCTTGTTTCTCCGTGGAAAAACGGACATCAACATTACCGGAACCGCAGACGCAGAGACTGAAACTATTAAATTTCTTCAAACACCTGCGCAAACTGGGACTTGGACTTCTGGCCGTTATGCTTATTTTATATCCGCAGAGAAAACAGATGAACGGGAACTGATTGAATCAGGAGAAGTTAATATTCTGCCTGATTACTCCGGAAAAATAAACGTTCTGTCATGGGCTGAAAAAGCTCTCGAAGCTGTTGAAGCTACAATTCAAAACCGCGCAACATCTGATCAGCTCAGTTATACAATTGCCGGACGCTCAATATCAAAGATTCCGATTCCGGATCTTCTTGTGCTCCGCTCGAATCTCAAAGCTCAAATCCGCTCCGAAAAAATTGAAAATAATCTCGCTGAAGGCGTTGCCATCGGTAACTGCATCAAGGTGAGAATGTGAAGAATATAATTCGCAACATATTCACACGCAAACCGAACGCTGATATTTCTGCGGCGGTTCGCTCTGCGTATGTTCGTGGATTTACTGCCGCACAGAATCACAGACTGCTTTCTTCTCTCAAAGGAGAATATGAATCAATAAACAAACTGCTCAAAGGTCAGCTCGCACCGCTTCGAGCGAAAGCCCGTCAGCTTGCTCTCAATAATGATTATGTGCGCAGATACGTGAATTTAATGAAAAATCATGTTGTCGGCGTGAACGGTTACACCTTGCAGAACCGCGCGAAAGACCCGAACGGCAAGCTTGATGAATACGCAAACAAGATAATTGAAGATCAGTGGTGGAAGTGGGGAAAGAAGGCATCAACAGACGGCAGACTTTCAATCATTGATATCTATCGTCTTGATATTCATTCATTGTCAGTTGATGGTGAATCAATCATCAGAATCGTTGAAGGATATGACAATGCGTGGGGCTTCGCTCTGCAGCCGATTGATGCATCTCTGCTTGATGATCAATACAATGATACTCGCCCGAACGGTAATATTGTCCGCATGGGGATTGAATATGATGAATGGTTGCGTCCGGTTCGTTATTATTTTAAACCATCGCAGGATGACAATGAATACAGATATCATTCTAAGCATGAAGTTATTTCAGCAGAAAATATAATTCATTCTTTCTCGCCGGACCGTGCGAATCAGGGACGCGGGTATCCGCCGATCGCATCAGCAATAATGAAACTACACAATCTTAACGGTTACGCAGAAGCGGAAGTTGTCGCTGCACGAATGGGCGCGTCAAAGACAATGATCTATGAACGTCAACAGGGTTATGACGGCGAATTTCAGGGGCAGAAAAACGAAGAAGGCGAATTCATTGAAGAGCTTGAGCCTGGTATGGTCGGAATTTCTCCTGAAGGATATACTGCAAAGCTTCTCGACCCTACACACCCGAACGGTAATTTCGGACAGTTCAATAAAGAAATGCTCAAAGGCATCGCTTCCGGTCTTGGTATCAGCTATCCGACACTCGGAAGTGATCTTGAAAATGTAAACTATACATCAAGCCGCACAGGTCTTCTTGAAGAACGAGATTTCTACAAAGTTATTCAGCAGAATAGAATTGAGAATTTAGCCGAAAAGATTTTCGAGCGTTGGCTCAAAATGGCTCTTCTTACCGGAGCGGTAAAGCTTCCTTTCATTAAATTTGATAAATTTAATGCACCGCAGTTTTTTGGTCGGCGTTGGCAGTGGGTCGATCCGCTCAAAGATGTCGAAGCAAACAAGCAGGCTCTCGCGTGTGGTTTCACAACCCTTTCTGACATTCTCGCAGAATCGGGTCGAGACTTACTCGAAACTCTGGAAACGCTCAAGCGCGAAAAAGATTTAATTAAAGAATACGGATTGACTCTCGAACCTTTGCCGACATCACCTCTCGTTTTCGATAATCCGAAAAAAACAAACAGCAAAACCGAAGGAGGCGAAGATGCCTGATAAAATGAAAAGCGGAATGATGTATCGCAGTATTGCAGTTGAAGACGTTAACATCGACAAAGAAAAGCGGACAATTGAATTGTCTTTCAGCTCTGAAGCCGAGTGTCCTGCATGGTACGGAACAGAGATTCTTGATCATTCAGAAGGAGCGGTCCGGCTTAGCCGGATAAATTCGAAAGCTCCTTTCCTCGATATGCACGACCTCAAGAGACAGATTGGAGTAATAGAGAAAGCATGGATTGATCCTGCGACGCGCAAAGGGCGCGCGGTAGTGAGAGTTGGAAGCTCTGCACTCGCAGAAGAAATCTATAAAGATATGTGTGATGGAATCAGGGTCAATGTGTCGGTTGGTTACCGGGTACATAAACTCGTACTTGAAGAAGAAAACGAAGGAAACGAAAAGTATCGGGCTGTCGATTGGGAGCCTTACGAGATATCGAGCGTTTCCGCTCCGGCAGACATTACTGTCGGGATAGGCCGCTCCGAACACGGAGCAGAAAACGAAATAATAATTGAAAACAGGGGGGCAAAAATGCCGGACACAAATCCACAGAATCAGAAAGAGCCTGCAGTAGTAGTCAACGAAAACGAAATCAGAATGCAGGCACAGAAGGCTGAGAGAACGAGAGTCAGCGAAATTAACGCTATGGCTCAGCAGTACGGACTTTCCGATGAAGCAAGAAGCTTTATCGATGATGGAAAATCCGTTGATGAATTCCGAAAGATTGCGATTGAGAAAATCTCAGCGAGAAATGCTAAACCTATGCAGTCGCAGAAGCCTGCATCCGATCTCGGTCTTTCGGACAACGAGAAAAGAGAATACTCATTCATGAGAGCGCTCAACGCTCTTGCAAGCAAGGATTGGAAGGGTGCAGAATTCGAACGCGAATGCTCAGAAGCAATCGAGAAGAGACTCGGACGATCTGCGATGGGTGTTTTCGTTCCTCTCGATGTTCAGGGTCAGCGCGACTTTGACGGTTCAACAGCAGGGAAAGGCGGAACTTTGATCGGGACTGATCTCAAATCAGAATCTTTCATCGAACTTCTACGCAACAGACTCGCAGTTAAGCAGGCGGGAGCGACAGTTCTTTCCGGTCTTGTCGGAAATGTCGATATTCCGAAAGCAACTGCAGGCCTCAATACATATTGGGTTCCTCGTAATGGAGCACTTTCAACAGAAAGTGAAGCTGTAACTGGCAAGGTGTCTTTAACTCCGAAAACTATTGGAGCTTTTACTGATATCGGGCGCGGGCTTTTGAAGCAGTCATCTATGGGTGTTGAGGCTTATGTTCGCAAGCTCATAGCTGAAGACATCGCTCTAGGTATCGATAAAGCTGCGCTTGCAGGCGCAACAGGCGGAGCCAATCCGGTCGGTGTGCTTTATACAGCAGGAGTTTCCGCTGTTAGTCTTGGAGCTAATGGCGGCGATCCTACTCATGCAAAAATTGTTGAGCTTGAAAGCAAGATCGCTGCTGCAAATGCAGACATCGGCAATCTTGTTTATATAACAAACGCTGCAGGCCGTGGAAAACTCAAAACAACCAAGATCGATGCCGGAAGCGGACTGATGCTTTGGCAGAATGGTATGAACGGCGAAGGAATGCTCAACGGATATAGAGCAATTGCTTCGAATCAGGTTCCGGGGAATCTCACAAAGGGAACTCACACTGCGACTGACCTTTCTGCGATCATTTTCGGAAACTGGTCTGATCTCATTATCGGTGAGTGGGGAATTCTCGACCTTAATGTTGATTCTTCTGTCAACTCGCTCTCGGGCGGAATCAGAGTTATTGCACTGCAGGATGTCGATATCGCTCTTCGCAGAGCTGAATCATTCGCAGTAATCAAGGACATGATAACGGTATAACCAACGGCGGGCGTAAAGCCCGCCATAAGGAGCAGATATGGAAGTTAAAATTTTAAAAACAATAAACGGATTCAAAAACGACATTTTGTCGGCAGGGAAAACAGTCGAGCTGACAGAAGCTCAGGCGAAGCCATTGATTCTTTCCGGTCTTGCAGAAGAAGTTAAGGCGAAAACTGCAAACACTTCGCAGAACGATGGTTCTGACATTCAGCTTAAACGTGAGAAGCTCGATAAAAATGGAAATCCGATCAAAGAAAAAGGTCAGATCGTTTACGAGTTTCTGAAACTTGATGCTGACGGAAATCCGGTTCTTGATGCTGACGGAAATCCCGTTTACGGAGAAGAAGAATAATGTACGGCGCTGATGATCTCAAATGGATGTTTCAGGATTTCGGCGAAAAAGACGCTCGGTATATCTCAAAAAGCGGAGACTCGATTCCGATCGATTTGCTTTTTGACCGCAAATGGGGAGAAGAGCAGGCCGGCAGAAAGATTGATTCTTCCGAGATTGTCGCAACGTGCATCAGTTCTCAAATCGATTCGGCAGTCAAAGGCGAAAAGATTTTCGTTCGCGGTAAATATTATTTCATAGAAAGAAAACCTCAGCCTGACGGCACAGGTCTTTCTCTCGTTTTTCTTTCGGAGGACGAACCGGAATGATAAGACAGGACATCATAACAGCTTTTAAAGATTCATTCAAAAAGATTGCAACGGCAAACGGTTATTCAACCGATGCCGGAAATAAAATATCCGAATGGAGATCATTGAATGTCGCAGAAGATGAGCCTGATTTTATCAATATCGAAGATCCCAACTGCACAAAGGTAAAGCCTGCGGAATGGAATGATAACACAGATGAAGAAATCGAATACAAGAAACTCACTCTGAATATTTCATCCGTAACTAACGGCAAAGAATGCAATGAACAGATCCGAAAAATAAGATCGGATATTCTCCGGGCAATTGGAGAAACAAAGTCTGCGCTGATTGACAAGATTGAATACGAAGATGATTTCACCGAATTCAATTTTGAACGCAAGCGTCAGGCCGGAACAATCATAACAATTTATGTTTATTACTACTGTCCGAAATGGACGGAATAAGGAGGAACGATGGCTGAATTCCAGACTACCGTCAGCAATCCTGCAGATATACTGCGAGGCGGCGGTAAAGTAGAGATAGGTGCATACGGAACAGAAGGTGAAGATTCATGGCATGATGCAGGAGCTCTTTCCGGACTTGAATTTGATGAGACTATGGAAGTCTCTAAGGAAGAAAACGATAATGCAGATGCAGATGAAGTTGTATCTAAGCAGGAAGCTTCGATTAAAGCGAATCTGCATGAAGCTCTCAAGTCTCTTACATGGGACAAGCTTCGCGGAGATTTCGATAAGAAGACAGTTACTCCCGGAACAGCGGTGACAGGAGCGATTCAGACGTTTGCTGCAAATACAACCGAAGCAGACAAGATTTATTATATTGCGAATGAAAACGCAGATGAAACAGAGCAGACAATCACTGATTTCGAATGCGGAACATCTGATCTTGTTGAAGGTACTGATTACATCCGTTTCACAGACGCGAAAGGCTATCACGGAGTAATTTTTCAGGCGGGCGAAAACTATGATCCGACTAAGGAAATCAGGCTCACTTATAATTACACTCCTGCAGCATCTGTTCTCGTTCAGTCCGGTTCGCGGTCTATTCTTCCATGGTTCAAAGTCAGAATCACAACTAAAAACAGCGGAGCAAGACACCGAATCACTTTTTACAAATGTAAAATAAAAGCCGGAAAGAAGTACTCTTATCCGAAAGATGACGATGCCGACCGTAGAATCAAGATGCCGATCGAAATCATCGCAAAACAGGATCCTGATTATCATCTCGATCCAGTTACAGGCAACGGCTTCATTTACGGCATTGAACAGAGGTCTGCATGAGCGACGAACTAAGCAAAGTAACCGACCTTGACGAGCTTCTTCCAGAAGACGGAGAGATTCGATTCAAGGACAAAGATGGCGCGGTGCATTCATTTAAGGTTTTCGTTCCCTTTGCTGTCGGAATGTATATTTGCGAACACTCTGAAGAAATCGCTGAACTTTTTCGAAATAGAAAAATCAGCAAAGAGACTGCAATGCTCGTTTTGAAAATTGCAACCATGATTTTCAACGAACAGAATAAGCAGATAAATGAAGAGTGGATGAAGCGGAACGTTTCATTGCCTCGCTTGATGGTCATCATAATTAAGATGATCACGCCGGTAATGGATTATATGAAGAACATGAATTTGCTGTCGGAAATAACCGGAATGGTGACGCCGCAAAAGAAACCCTGAGCAGTAAGCATACTTGGTCGCGTATGATTGCGGTGATTATGAACGCCTTTCCTGGAATCGGATACCGGCAGTTATTGTGGGAAATCTCGTTTCAGGAAGGCATCATTCTCGCAAACCGTGCGATTGAAATTAAGACCGGAGAGTTTAAAGACGATAAACCAAAACTCTCCGCAGAAGCAGAGAAAGCTCCGGATCCTGACGATTACATATTTTAGAGGAGGTGAAGCATGGCGACGATGACCGAAGTTAACATAAAACTATCTGCAATGATTGATGATTTCAACAAGTCATTCATCGAAGCATCGCGCAAAGTCACCGGACTCGGAAAAGATGTTGATCAGATGGCATCGAAGCTTTCACGTGCTTCTGATTCTTTCAATAAACTCGGCAAAGATTTTTCTTTATATGTAACCGCGCCGATCATGGCGCTCGGCGGTCTTGCAGCTAAAGCTTTCGGAGAACAGGAACAGGCGGACAATAAACTCAAAGCCGCGTTGCAAGCAAGCGGACAATATTCCGCCGCTCAAATGAAAAATCTGACTGCGTATGCTTCTGAACTTCAGGGTCTCACAACTATAGGTGACGAAGTTGTTGAATCTGCGATGCAGATGGGGCTTTCGATGGGGATTGCTGCAGGCGACATCAAAGAAGCTACAAAGAACGCGATAGGATTAAGTAAGGCCTATGGTCTTGATCTTAATCAGGCAATGAAGCTTGTTGCGAACGCTCAGGAAGGAAATTTCACCGCTCTTGGAAGAACTATCCCGGCAATAAAAAGCGCGGCGACTGAAAGCGAAAAACTTGCGATATATCAGAGGGCAGTTGCTCAGGGATTTTCTCAGGCAACTGCAGAAGCCGAAGGAGACTACGGAAAACTTCTGCAGCTCAAGAATATTCTTGGAGATACTCTTGAAGTCGGCGGGCAGGTTGTATTGCAGTTTTTAGCGCCTGCTGTTGGTGCGTTTAAAGACTTTAATCTATGGTTGCAGAACTCTGATGAAACAACACGTAAATGGGTTGTCGGATTAGCTCTTGCTGTCGCTGCGATTGGACCGTTGTTGATGCTGATATCGAAACTGATTCTCGTTTATCGCGCTTTTGTGATTATTCAGGCTGCAGTTTCTGCCGGTCTTGCTGGTCAGGCTATCGCGGCAAATGCTTCCGGACTCGCTCTTGTGGCTCATCGACTTGCACTTATTGCTAATACTATTGCGATGAAAGCGGATACATTTGCTTATTTGCTTTTTACCGGAGCTGTTAAAGGTGCGATTTTCGCTGTTAAAGGTTTTACTACTGCGCTCAAGAAAAATCCTCTTGGGGTAATAGTGACAGCGCTCCTTTCGGCTGCAGTAGCTTTAGCTGCATGGTTTGATCATCTTCGCCGGGCGAAAAAAGAACAAGAAGAATATAACGAAGTAATGAGGAAGAGTTATGATGAGTTGACACGCTTATCAGATAAACAAAAAGAAGCCGCTCGTGAAGTTTTGACTGCTAAAGAAGAAGCTATTGATGAGGAAATCGAAAAAATTAAAGAGGCAGATCAGGCGGCAAAAGATTATTTGACGTCATGGCAAACAGTTAAAGATGAAATGGGCAGACCCGTGAGAAAGCAAGTAACCTCTGAAGACTATTCTCCCGAGGCATTACAGAGAGAACATAAGTATAATGAATTATTCAAAGAGAGAGAAGCAATTCGGGCGCGTATTCGCGAAATGGATGGTGTAGGTACAGATGCTAAAGAAGTAACAGGCGAAAAGACAAGCAGTAGCTCTGGGATAGATTCTCTTTCAGCTGAAAAAGAAAAATGGCTCAAACTGCTCGCAGAATATAATAAAAACGAAATAGAACTCGAAAATTTGGCATATGCTGAAAAACAGAAAGACCTTGAAGCTGCTCTTCGAAAGGGCGAAGTTACCAAAACAGAAAAACAACAGCTTGAGCAAATGCAGGCGGAACAGCATCACCAGAATCTCAAGAAGATAATGGCGAAGTATATCAAAGACGAAAATGCCGCTCTCGATGAACAGTTTGCAAAAGATATTGATACAGTTCAGAGCGGTCTCGATGCGCAGATGATCTCTCAGGATGAATTTAATAAATACGTAGTTCAGCGCACAAAAGAACTAGCTGACGAGAAAAACAAACGCACTGAACAAATGATCAAAGATGAAATCGATATGTGGACATCCCGCGCTTCTGTTGTCGGTGATCTTCTTTCCGGTTTCGCTGATATCTTCTCCGCATACGTTGATGCAGAATGCGAAAACATTGACCGGAAACTCAATAAACAGCTTGATGCAATCGACAAACAGACTGCCGCGCAAAAGGCAGCGCTTGACAAAGAAATTATTGATTCGAAAACCAAAAATAAAAAACAGGAAGAAATAGATAAAAAGGCGCAGGCTGATAAAGAAAAATTAGAAGCCGCAGCCGAAAAAAAGAAACGCAAACTTCAGCGAGAAGCAGCAGAGATTCAAAAGAAAGTGAACCTATTTGAAACCGCAATAAATATCCCGACTGCGGCATATAATGCTTTCTTCGCTATGAGTAAAATTCCTGTAGTTGGTCCTGCTCTTGGAGCTGCAGCTGCAGCTGCAGCAACTGCTCTCGGTCTTGCGAAATTGAAGATGATAAATGACGCTCCATTGCCCGAATATGCAGAGGGCGGTGTTGCTGATCGTCCGTCGATTTTCGGAGAGAAGGGCAAAGAACTTGCAGTACCTCTCACCTCTACTCAGGGTATTGCCGCAATTGATTTGTTCGTTGATCGACTTCTCAATGCGCTTTCTCTTAAGTTGCAAAAATCAGGAAGC